AGAGCTTCTTTCAAGAAAGAGCAATGAAAGTAGCTGAAGGTGCTACATTTGGTTGGGGCGATGAGCTGTTTGCATCTATAGCTGCATTAGACGATGTTGTAACAGAAGGTAAAGACTTTAGCACAGCATACAGAAAGTATCAGTCTGAGTATCAAGCAAAGATGGATGAGTATGCTAAAAAGAGACCGTTAGAAGCATTGACTTTTGAATTGGCTGGTGGTTTTGCTGTTCCATTGGGTTTATTAAAGACACCTAAAGTAATTGCAGACTTGGTGTCAAAGGGTGGAACAGCTAGAAAACTAGCAGTATCAGGAGCTAGTGGTGCTGTAGCGGGTGCTTCTTATGGTGCAGGTTCTGCTAAACCAGATGAGCTATATGAAGGAGCAATACAAGGTGGTGCTTTTGGTTTTGGATTAGGTGCTGTTGGACAAGTGGTTGTGAGTAAGATAAGTAATGCAAAACTACGCAATCAAATGAGAAGAGCTAATGTTAATCCAACTGTTCAAGCATTAGAACAAGCTAAAGATGCTGCTTATAAAGCTGTTGACAATTCTGGTGTCAAGTTCTCTCATCAAGAAGTAAAAGATTTATATCACGATACCTTGACAGATCTAGCTTCTAATAAATCTGTCTACGATCCTGACTTTTATAAGCATACTGCTTTAGCTGTTAAACATCTTAAAAACAGAGCAGAAGGTGGCTTCTTGAAGTTAAGTGATTTAGAGACTACTAAGAAACATTTGAGCAAGTTGTATAATGATTCAAAAGGAAAAGATCATTATATTATTGACATGATAAATAGGATAGATGATAAGATTGAAAACAAGTTTGTCAATAACACGGACAATGTTGTTCAAGTAGCTAGGATAGCAAACAGTCGATACATGAAGTTTAAACAAGTTGAAGATATGTTTGAGAAAGCAAAGATCACAGCAGAAGCTAAAGGACAACCAACCAATATCCAATACAGGAAGATTATTGGTGATCTGCTGAAAGATGAAAAGAGGATGCGCTTCTATACTGACCAAGAAAAGAATGTCATGCGCTCCTTTGTTCAAGGTTCTTTCTCACAAAACTTAATGAACAATATAGGTAAGTTTGCACCTACAACTAACGGTTTGATGTCTTTCTTACATCTAGGTGCTTTTGCTGCTAATCCAGCACTAGCTGCTGTGTCAGGAGCATCGTTAGCTGCGAGAGGATTGTCAACCAGAGCAGGTAAACGAGGAGTAGAGGATATCCAAAGAGTTATAGCTGCTCCGGGTATGACAAGAGAAGAAGTAGCTCTAGCTCAACAAGAGTTAGTTAATAGAATACAGGGAGCACAACAGTATCAAGGAGCAGGTGCAGCTTCTGCATTAGTTCCTAACATTATCGGTGAAAACATTTAAGGAAAAACAATGGCTAGTTTGATGGATAAACTCAGAAGTTTAGGTATTGGTGTTAAGAATAAGTACGACATAGAAGCCGAGACTGATCCATACATAAGATATATCAGAACTAGCGGTGCTGTCAGAGGAGAGCCTTTTACTCCTGAGATAGCTGAAGCTAGACGTAGATACATGGCTAGACAAAAGCCTACATATCGAGACACAGGTAATGTTGTTAGAGTAGAGACAATCGAGGATGTATCACCAACTCGTGCTACTGCTGAAGGTATGGGTGGATACAGTCAAGGTGGTTTGTTTCAATATACTCCAACTGAGATACCAGAGTATTTAAAGAGACCAGAAATACCAGAATACTTACGAAGAAGAGAGGATGTAGCTCCTCCTTCCAGTGGAAGTATAACTGACAATGTATACGGTATGTCAGGTATGTTGAGAGATTTGTTTACTCCATCTAACTATATTAAACCTGAAACTGTTACTGAAGGTTTACCACCAGAGTCTGCAAACCCAGTTATAGATGTAGCTAATGCTTATCTAGCTGGTGACATGCCTAAATGGAGGACTGCAGATGCTCCTAGTTTCACGTTTGGTCAAACTAGATTTGGTGAGCCAATTACGTCAGAAGAACAGAAACAAGCTGATATCGAAAACAATCTTGAGATACTTAGATATAGAAACAGATATCCAGAGCAACCTGTACCAGTAGAAGAACTGGCAAGACTAGAAGAGGAAAGAGCTGTTGAGAGACAAGAAATAGCTGCTGAGTTAGTTAGGTCAGGAACTGTTGACAGAACTCAGATAGGTCATCCTTTTACTAGAAAACTTGTTGATGATGAGTTGTTCAGACGAGAGGCAGAAAGAACAAGGCAACGTCAAGAAGCTCTGAGGTTGTTCACTCCAGAGCTACGAGATTATGATGCTACTGAACAGCAGAGAATGATGAACAGGTCTCTGAGAGGTCAACAACAAGCAGAAGCTCTGCAAGCTGTAGATGAAAATTTAATAGATTATGATGCTACTGAACGGCAGAGAATGATTAACAGAGCTGAACTAAATCAGCCGTCAGTACCAGCACAGGAAGTAAACTATGATTCTATGGGTAACATCATTCCAGTCCCAGAATCTCAAATGCCTACTCCTGTTGAGCTAACTAGACCACAGATTGTAGAAGATACTGCTGCACCAATGACTAAAGTGTTTACTGCAAAGGAATTAAGAAATACTCCGGGTGTCTTGTTTACTGGAGATAATGCAGTTGCAGAAGTAGAAAGAAGGCTAGGAAGAAAGCTGTCAGCAGGAGAAGCTCAACTTGTTAGAGATGAGGGCTTTACTACTGTTCCTTATAAAGATGCAGGTGGAGTAGCTATTGGTGTTGGACAACAAGGTAAATACAACACTCCTAATAGTCTTACAAAAGGATTCGAGGCAGCTGTAGCTGATAAGACAGCAGACATGAAGAGGATCTTTGGTAAGGCTTATCCTAAAGATGAGAAAGCTCAAGCAGCTCTTGTCAACTTAGCTTATCGAGGAGACGTACAACCTAAGTGGTCAGCTCTCTATAGATTAGGTAAGAAAGCAGAAGCTGAAAAAGAGTTCTGGAACAACAAGAGTTACCAGAAACTATTAGAAGAAGAAAAGAAAGGCAAATCTTCTCAAGTCCTAAACAGACTAAGAAGAAATGCCAGAGATCTCTTTGGGTTTAGTTCTAAGTAACTACTGTGAAAGGTTGAGGAAGATATCCTCGACCTTCATAGCTTCCTCTTCTCTACGTCTCCATTCATCATAGGACTGGGCGGGTTTCTTACCTGCCCATTGCCATTGACAGTGATGCCAGATCTCGTGAACGAGTATGTGGTCCTTATACATACCCGGCTTTACGTAGATCACACCAATATCCCCAGCAAGATAGAACGTATTATTACTTGACGTAATAACGTAGTCCTGTGGATGACAGTTCAGTAGAGCTAAGAAAGCTATGACTGTCTCTAACATTTAGATCTCGCAAACACCTGCTGTGCAAGCCAGTTGCTGTGCGCCCTCAACATTGTCATCATCTTCAATCAACTCATCCCAGTAAATGTTACTTGGCATTTTGTCTAGTAACTCATTGTATTGTTCTTCAGTACATTCCTCATATGGTGCTTGTTTATAAGTACCACCATCATACGGTAAGAACGACACACCACTAATATCATCAAAGTTGTTCCATACCCAAGCTCCTACTTCAGGCCACTCTTCTTCCTTGACAGATATAGTGACTGATGGTTTGTGTTCACACCAATGCTTTTGATACAGCATCCACAGCTCTAAATGCTTAATAGCTGTTAGATCATCACGCAACAAAGCAGAATCTGGTGCTTTCTTGGGGAAGCTAAATACCACAGTAGACTCAGGTCTCATGACACAATCTTCTGATGGTACACCCTTCTCTGTCATAAATGTTGTGATAGGGTCTTTCTTATCTCCACGTATGCGCCTGATGTAATAACGGCTATGTCTCGGATGAATACCACTGGCAGAATCAACAAGCTGGCTAACAGTCCCAGAAGGCTTAACACAAGTAACGGAAGCAGAAGGGTTAATATTAAGATCGCTTGCATACTGTAGGTTCGTTTCGACAGCGTGTTGCCTAAGTCTTCCAAGTAATGTCTTGGTTTGTTCATTGTTCTCTCCTAATAGTTTGTTGTCTAAGATGCCAGTCAAAGACACACCTAACAATCTTTCTTCTTCTGCGTTTCTTTGCCATATCTTACGCAAGTAAGGGAAATGTGTTAAAGTAGATTGATATGTTCCTAAGATTGCTGCCAACTCAACCTTACGTTCCATATCATAAATAGTGTCTGATTCTCTTATAACGCACTCTGATAGATTACAAAAACCGAATTTTTTTAAGATAATTTCCGAACACGGGTTGGTCCCAAATTCATGATCTGAATCTCTGCGTCCAGTCTTTTCAGCTTGTGCTTGTGCAGCTTCACGATTAAAGATACCACGCTCACCTGAATGTGACTGATACAAGCTAGTCCACTCATTCATAAACTGACCTACATCTGGTTTACAGTTGTACACAGCAGAGTTATTGGCTAAAGCTCTCTGAGGATTCTCAACCCACCAGTTACCAGTCTTAGCGTGACGCATCTTGTCATCTTCAAGATCAGACAAAGAGATCATAGCTGAACGTCTGACACCTCCTACCACTACTACTTCAGCAACCTTACACATGATGTCATGACACTCAAGTGTGGTTAGCTTACGTCCTGCTGCGCCTCTAAACTTGCGTACCACAAACTCAAACAGTTCCTGTAGCGGTTTAGGTCCACTAGCTCTACCACCAAAGGTCTTGAGCCTAGCTCCTGCTGGTCTAATCTTAGACAAATCCCACTTAGGTATCTCTCCAGAGTAAAGCAGTGCTATGACCTGACGTAGTGCTTTAGCCCAGCCTTCTTTGCTGTCCGCTACAACCACAGTAGTGTCTGAGTCAAACATCTTCTCAGGTACATCTGGTAGCTGATCTACGTACTTATGCTCGACACTAAACCCTACGCCAGTACCACATAGCAGGATATACATAGCCTCATCAAAGCACTTAGGGTCATCTACTGGTAGATAGCTACAGTTATACCCTGCCGTATTGTCCCTCTCAAGGGCTTTCCCGGCTGTCATGATTGAGCGCATGGAGGGGACTACCTCTAGGTTTTTAATCGCCTGAGAGAGATCCTCGTAGGTCTGAGAGGGTATTTTGTAGTCATGTTTAGATTCTAGGTGTTTAGCCATAAAATCCATGTATCTGTCTACGGTTTCTTCCCAGTCCTCTCTACGCTGCTCATCAGGTAAGAAGCGAGAGTATCTGGATTTCGCTATAAATTGTTGATAAAGATCCATTATATTTCCTTTACTAAAATGTCATATTTTTCTTCTATCACATCCTCAAACCTGTCTAATATGTCTTGTGCTGTCAGATCTAACAATTCAATGATGATTGTCTCATCAAACTGCATGAGCTTATCTTTTAGTTCATCTATTGTCAGGTTCATCATCAAGTTCCTTATGTAAATCTTCCAACGTCATTATTACAAGCTGTGCGTAACCACTAATGTCTCGCCATGAATCCTCGTGATAGTAACTACCGTTGAGAATCCTAGCAATCTTGTTAGCAATCATGTCCATACTCTCTCGTGCAAAGTTAGGCATGATCCTATAATTAGGAGATGCGTGCATCACTCGCTTTATCTCCTGACTAATGTTACTAACGATCTCGTAGCGTCCATAAGTTTGTTCACGTTCCATCAAGATATCAGTCGTGTCCATAAGTATTCCTCAAGTAGTTAATTGATACAGGCATTTCATCAAAGCTACCGTTATCTACTTCATTCAACATCCAAATACCAGACCATGAACCATTAGTCTGTGGGCTGAGATATGCTTCATCGTGCTGATAGAATATACCAGCAAAGATACCAGTGATACCTTTACCGTCAGCTTTCTTACTAAAGGCTATAGCTCTGTCTTGGACATGTCCCATGACACAACTCATGTGTTTCTTTTGAAGTAGTAATGATGGATTGCTCACAGGTCTACCCATAATACCTGAAGTAAAGTAATGACTGTAAGCTACACCGTTTATCACAGCTACATCCAAGAAATTATGAATCTCCCAACCGTACTTCTTTAGATTGAAGTCTTCATAACCAATCAAACCTTCCAGCTTTCTATCTGAGTTTATTGCTCTGTCAATACGTTCTTCATGATTACCAATTAGAAATACTTTTTTAGGCTTCCATACTTTCTTCTTGTCTCTACGTTGCTTTGTTTGCTCTTCGATGATAGGTTTCATAAACATATCCATACCAGCATTACCTGCTTTGATGTCTTCGTTATAAGTCCTACCTTCAAACGACTTCTTACCAACATCATAGATACTCAAACTAGGCATATCCCAATGATCTCCTAGATGAATTATGACATCAGGTTTCATCTTCACTGCATACTTACCTGCCCACTCTAAATGTTCAAAAGAGTTGTTAGGTTTACATTGAGTATCAGGAATGACTAAATGTCTCATTTTACCCTCTCAAGTAAGTTGATAAAGTATTCTGCATCTACTACAACCAATGGCTTAGAATGGTTCTGCTTAATAACAAGGACAGGTTCTCTACCTTCAGGAGTGTTATCCATAGCCTGAGAGTAGAAAGCATATACACCAATAGAACTGCGTGACTTACATTCTATTGATATACCTAACTTGTCACCTGCCTCTTGACTAAACAGTATATCTTCACCACCAGCACCCATACTGGTACTTCTT